ATCCGCTAAGTTGCGCACCATGACCTCAACCTGCCCCGCAGCGGCCTGCACAGTGGCCTGTACGGCTGCTTTGGTAGTTGACTGCATAGCGTCAGGGTCAAGCCCCATAGACGCGCGTGTGACGCCCGTCTTTTGCTCCACAAGCTGATCCATGTATGTCAGGGCAGACAGTGTCTGACCGGCGGTAAACGGCACAGCCAGATCCTGCACAGCGCCGGCCTGACGCATGCGCACGATTGCGCCGATCTCGTTATTCATGATGTCATCAATGTTGACCGCGCCATCCACAATGCCCAGACGGGGATTGTTTGTCATTGCGACGTTGTCTAGGATACCACGCAGGATTGACGTTGCGGCGTCCTGATCCTCCATGATGATCTCTGCTAGGCTGCGCCCATAGAATGTGTGCGCCTCTGGGTCAATTTCAAACTTGGCGAATGGGATTTCATCCGCAGGCTCAAAATCCAGCAGCTCATACTTGGTGCCGCCACACAGGAAACGATACAGGACAGGCACGCCTGTGCCATCCACGTCCATACGCATATATGCCTCGGTGACTGCCACTAGGCGCATGGATGGATCTGCGACATCCTCATCCGCAAAGTCTTCGTCATAGCCTTGGCGCTCATATACCTCGGCCTCTGTCATCTCCGAGCCGCTGTCAAAGCTGCCCAGCTTCAGAACGACGTCAGGGTCAAAGCCTAGATCAATCAAGTCGCCTGCGCGCATCTCGGTGCGGTGTGCTACGACATACGCATCCTGCATGGATCGCGCGTCACGATTGACGAAAAATTCCTCTGGCGGAACACCCTCAACAACCAGCTCGCCCTTGCGTTCTCGGCGGCTGATCTTGACGCTGTGGATTGGCATTTCAATTTCCATACCCATTGGGTCAATGGACATGGATGCCTCCATGGAATGTTCGATCACAGTCACGTCATCATCATCCAGCAAATACGCATATTCGTCATCGGATAGGTCTGTGAATGTGTAGATCTTGGCGGTGCTGACGTCTTTCCAGTATGCCTTGACGATGCCCTGCTTCTTGATCAGCGCATCATGGAACGCGTCGTTCAGGATGCGATAACCGTTCAGCCGGTTAAACTCATGGTTCACAAAGTCTGTCGCCTGCTGAGCCATTGCGACATCCTCTGGGCCGGCAGGGATAAATTCAACTGGCTTTGCTGTGCTTAGGAAAATGCGCATCATGCTGGGCTTGACGGCGCGGATTGTGTCGCGCACCTTGGTGGCCACAACCTTGCTGCGTCCATCCTCATAACCCAGATCAACCTCGCCGTCGAAATAACGCTGGGCCTTGATGCGATCCTCTGAGATTTCGCTTTCGACGAAATCAACAGCATCTTGGATCGCGCCCTGCACGATGCCCTCAATCTCCATGCGTGATTTTGGTTTTAATTCCATGATGCGTTTTCCTTATTGCGCTGCGGCTTGACCAGAAAAATAGGCGGTTAGAGCAGAGCGCAATCTTTGCTGCGCTTCTGGCGTCATATTGCGCCCTTGGACAATGCTTTGATACAGTCTATCTATATTTTGCTTTTGTAGCGCACCCGCCGTTTGACGTCCAGCGACGCCAAGCCCAGCAACGCCTCCTGCAATAGTCCCAGAAACGTATGGGTCACCAGTTACCTGCATTGACGCAGAGAATGGCAGGCCAAGAGATGCCGCGCCAGAAACAACACCAGATGGCTGTAGTTTGCCAATAAAGCGCATAATATTCTCCATTGACCCGCCCTCTACAATCTGGCGAATTTGATCAACCTCATCTGGCGTCCAGCCTAATTCTTGGCCGCGCGTGATGCGATTTAACAAATTTCTGAATTGCGTTCTGTATGCCCCCTCCAAATCATTATTGGCGGCACGCTCACTTGCTTTAGCGAGTGATTGCAAATCCTCAATTTGGTCTGCTTTTATTGCACGAGAATACATTGCGTTTGCAACTTTGATTGATGGGGCCAGCTCAGAGGTGTTGGCATCAAACTCACGCAAGACACTTCTTATAGCGTTTCGCTCCGCCCCTTTTGCCGAATACATGCGATCCGATATGACCTTGCGGAGGCGCAATATATTTGCGCCAGTCATTTCCTTACCTGAATAACTTTTCAAAAAGCTCATAACGGCTTTCATCTTTGGCATATCAGGATCAATATCGCCCTCTGGCAAAACAATGCCCTCATCATCCGCGCGCTTGAGGGCGCTGGTGTAAATGTTTTCGGTCACACTTGAAGGTGCTGAAAGCCCAGCATCCCGCTGTGCATCGTACAGCCGACCAGCCTCTTGCTTTAGTTCCTGACCCGTCAGTGGGCCTGTCGCTTTTTTCGCTGCTAATCGCTCAACCGCCTTAACCCCCACGCCAGAGCCAAGAGCGCCTAAAGTTTCCGCTATCATCTTAGCTGTAGGGTTTTCTGGGAACAATTCCTCAACTGCTGCGCCAGTGACCCCAGCTCCGCCTGCAACCGCAGCCTCAGTCGCTGCAAATGCCGCCGGTGCTGCTGCCGCTTCCTCCTTTACCCCAGACAGTAATTGCTTGAAAGCATTCCACGCTGTCGGGGCTGCATTCACAGCCGCCTTCGGAGCTGCCGCCAAAAGACCCAATGTTGCTGGAACGGTCTCACCAATAACCTCACCACCACCTCTCGCTACTCTTTGCGCGAAATTTTGAGGCTCAGCTTCCGGTATAGCTTTGTCCATTGATATTGCTTGCAATCCAGATTTGATGCTCTCCGAGCCACCAAATGGCTCATCTCCAATATCCAATCCAGCCGCCCTAAGACCCGCGGTCATTAAATCAACCGGCGCCCCAGCGCCAGTTGCCAAACCTTCATAGAACCCGCCAAGCCCCTGCTCCACCACAGATGTGTCTCTTTCAGAACCCTTCATTCGACGGCTTAGCTCGCCCTCAAACATCAAAAGATTTGCGTAATCTTGATTTGCACTTGCTTTATCTATTGCGCTTCTAAGCTGATCGTCAGTTATATTTGTGAAGTCCATGATCTGACGCTCCTATTCAAAGTATGATGACGCGTTGCCCGCATCAAACAATGGGTTCTGCTTTGACCAATCTCTCAGTGCGCCCATAAATTTCTCATCAATTCGGCCAGACTCCTGAATATATTTGTCGGCAAAATCGGCAATCTGCATTTTGCGCTGGGCAACCAACTTGTTCATCTGAATTATCATCTTATTACCAACTTCAGATGTACTTAATTGCGGAGCCATTCGCTCAACAAATTTCCGGTCACCTTCTGAGAAACCAGCGCCTAGCGACCCACCCATTTTATCAAGGATCATTTGCGATGTTACAGATTGGAACGCCTCCAAGCTACCGACGTTTGCCGCCTCACCACCCAATGCTTCAATGATCTTTTTATACTGCATCGCAGGTTCAGCCAGCGCTCCTGACGAGAAATTAGGATCGCGCATTAAGTTTTCAAGATAAACAGCATTTGACATCATGTCTTGCGCAGATGAAGCCTCTTGCTGGATCTTCTCATAAGTTTTTACGCCAGCCTCGCCGATGCCCTTTTCCCAAGCTGTCTCACCCGCGCCAAGGCTAATGCTTGTACCGCCCTTACCAAACGCGTTCTGCATGGCTTGCTCTTTTGGCACCCCTTGCGAGATCTGGAACTGATAGTTCTGCATCGCCGTTGTTTGATCAGTCGGTGCCAACTTCTTGCTTAAAATAGCAGACATGACGTTTGACGCGACGTTAGGGTTTTGCTCAACCATTGCCGCGACCTCTGCATACCCATTATTGCGCAGCCACTCAATTGTCTTATTCATCTGGCCGCGCTTAACACGCTGCGCGCCTTGCGATCTGATTGCCTCGCCTGCGCGCATCTCCGGCATGATCAGCGGATCAAGTGCCGCGCCAAATGCCTCGATGCCTGACAGGCCGGTCTCTGGGTTGCGCTGCGTGGCAAAGTCAACGAGGCCCATCAAGCCGCCGCGCTTTTGCATTGGTTGTTGCTGATCCATAACGTCATCGCCTTTCACATATCCGCCCATGATGCTCTGGACGTAGCCTTGTGTTTCTTTGAATGGTGGGATGCCACCGTATTTCTTAACATTGCCGGGGCCGGCATTGTATGCCGCTAGGCCAAGCATTGGATTGCCGAATGTGTCAATCTGCTGCTTCAGGTATCGTGCGCCGCCATATAGGTTCTGGATTGGATCTCTTGGGTCAACACCCAGATCCTTTGCCGTGCCGGGCATGAGCTGCGCCAATCCCATCGCGCCCTTTGAGCTGACTGCGCTTGGGTTGAAGCCGCTTTCCTGTTTAACCAGTCGCGCAAAAAGGTCAGGGTCAACCCCAACCTCCTGCGCAATTCGTCTTGCCTCGGCCTGATAATCCATTACGCCGCATTCTCCAATTCGCTCGCCAATCCTGCGTAGTTGACGCGCAGATAGCCGTCATCACCGCGCGACACCAAGTGCGGATGCGTTTCCTGCAACTCATCAGCAATAACGCCGAATGTTGGCTGCGCTGGATCTGCGATTTTCTTGCCGGTTTTGTTCCAATCCCATGTGTAGAACTTAACGCCGCCCTTCTCGCCTTTTGGCGTGATATTCGTTTTGAGGCGGACGTCTGATAGTCCCGGCAGCATTGTGGCAAGCTGCAAATAATTAAGTAAGCCCGGGCTTTGGGATTGCGTCGTTGTGCTGACGTTTGGCATTGCCCCAAGTGCAGCCAGCGGCGCGCCAAGTGACGCCTGTGGTGCGCCAGTATATCCAGCATACTGGCCCTTTGCCGCGTCGATCAATGCCTGCTGCAAGCCCTGCTGCAATAGACCCTGCTGCATCTGCTGCTGCTGGATTGCTTGGCCTGTGTTGAATGCTTGCTGACCAAGCTGACCAAGTTGCGCCGCACCTGCCATTTGTGTTTGCTGCTGGCCTAGCTGCAAGTTTCCAAATGTCTGAGCGCCTTGACGTGCAAACGCTTCATTTGTCAAAGCCTCTGCGACACCATGACGAGAACCGCCATACGCACCAGCGCGAGATGCCTGCATGCCAAGTTGGTTTTGCTGCATTTGGCGCTGGCGCTCTAAATCGCGCAGCGTTTGATCTGTCACATAGTTTGTGAACATTCCAGTGTTGCCGATGGCGCGCTGTGTGCCTTGCATAGCTTGCTGCAATGCACCCGCAGATGCCTGATTGACATTGAACGCACCCTGCGGCGCCAATGGGGCAAACCGACCCTGTGTTGGGGCCGCTGAAGCTGGTGTACCAGATGTCCCACCTTTGCCACCAGCTGGGCTTGGCATTGGGACTAAAGGGCCACCTGCTGGGCTTGGCCTTGGAACTAAAGGGCCACCTGCTGCTGCTGAACCTGCCATGTTATGAGTCTCCTTTAATCAGACCAACTGCAAAGAATTGGACTGTGCGCGCTACAAAGTGAATAGCGCCCTTAATTGTGCGTTTTTTACCAGAGGCAAAGGCAATGTAGTCGCGGAACTCTTGATAATGTTCATGCGCCTTGCCTTGCTCAATCTTCTTGCGGCCAAGATAGCGATAGCCTCTGCGGATCGCTTCACCCCACCATTTGTCGTGCAGGGCATTCATGCACCAAACAACAGCCTCACGCTTCATGCTTGGAGTAAATGCGCCAGAGTTGACCGCGTGAGTTGCGACTACGCAGCCCTCTTTCCCCGTATCTGCACCCGAGGCTGCATCTCCCCTCGTTATTGGTCTTGGAGATGACGTTGGCGCAGACGATGTTGACCCCGTGCGAACATATGCACCAGTTGACGGATTGTACGTCATGCCAGCAGGGGCCGCTGCGGTCATCTCTGCAATTGTTGGAGTTTCAATTGGATTGTTTGCACCACCAACTTTATAAGATGGCCTAAACGCACCTATAGTTGCTCCTGTCACTGCCTCTGTCGCATCGTTGTATAGCTGAGTACCAAATCCCGCATTCGACGTATCTGTGATTAATGGCGAGGCTGGATCAGAAATGAACCCTGACGCCTGTGCAGATGTTGGGTATTCTTGGCCATTGTAAACGAATGTAGACTTGCCAGCCTTTTGAGCCTCAACTTTAGCGTTTGAGAAATCAGCGGCACGCAGTTGTTGCGCAGCAGTGGCGTATCTAGTGTAGTCAATGGACGGCATCACATTTGAGCCATATGCGCCTGAAACTGGATCAATAAAGAAGCTATCAATGTATGCTTTCTGAGATGGACGTTGACGCGCCAACTCTGCAACAGCCTGCTCATACA